AAATGGCTATACCAGTAATCTTTTTACAATGCCTTATATATCGGCAACGACAGCAGGAAGTGCAACCATTAGTCATCCTGCTAATTCAGTATCAGGTATGACTTATAAATATATCATCGTAGGATAGGAAAATTATGGCAACAACTACACAAACCTCGTCAGTAGATCCAGCACTATTGCCCTACCTTACCCAAGGTTTAGAGAGGGCGCAGAGTCTGTTTCTTACAGGTGCGCAACCAGAGTTTTTTCCTGGTCAAACTTATGTAAGCCCATCTGCTGCGACTACTGAGTCGATTGCTCAACAAGAGGCTATTGCTCGTCAGCAAAGCCCTGTTCTACAACAGGCTCAACAGGCTTATACATCATCTTTAGGTCAACTTGGACAAACGGCTGGTGGTGGGTTCTTAAATGCAAATCCTTATCAACAAGCCATGATGGAGGCAGCTACTCGCCCACTAACCCAACAATTTAGCCAATCCGTATTGCCAGGCATTTCGAGCCTTTACAGCAAGTCTGGTCGTTTGGGTAGTGGTAGCATGGAAAGAGCATTAGGAACGGCTACAGAGGCTTATGGGCGGTCTCTAGGGGATATTACAGCCAATATTGCAGGATCACAGTACCAACAAGAAAGAGGACTACAACAACAGGCTCAGTTGCAACAAGCTCAGTTGGCTGGTCTAGCACCTCAGTTCTATGGTCAGCAATTCCTACCTTCTCAGACACTAGCTCAAGTTGGCGCACAACAAGAGGCTATCGCAGCACAACCTCTACAAGAGCAGTTAGCTCGTTATCAGTTTGGACAGCAGTTACCCTATCAGCAATTACAAGGCTATCTGTCATCGGTCTATGGCACTCCATTAGGAAGCTATGGCACACAGACAACTAGCGCGCCTACCTATCAGAATCGTGGTGCTGGTGTGCTTGGTGGTGGAATTGCAGGCGGTCTAGGCGGTTACGCACTAGGTCAAGCGTTCCCTGCTATCGGTGGCACTTATGGTGCTTTAGGCGGTGCAGCACTCGGTGGATTATTAGGCGGTGGATTCTTCTGATAATAGAAAAACTTAGTCTACATCGTTTAGAGGAGTTTTTTGAACTGGTTACCAAGATGGTAGCCGAGGCAGAGTTTTCTTATGCAACACCAGAGAAGCACAAGATTCTACAGTTATTTAAGAACCCTAATGCAGTAGGCTTTATCGCACTAGAACACAACAGAATTGTTGGGTTTATATCAGGATTTGCACACGAGTATTTTTTTAGCAATCGCAAAAAAGCAAGTGATCTAGGGTTCTTTGTATTACCTGAGTATCGAGGTAGTAGAGCAGCACTTAAACTAGTAAAATCACTAGAAAATTGGGCTAATGAAATGAATGTAGATGAATTATATTTAGGACAGACAACAGCAGTAGACATGGATAAAACCAGACAGTTTTATGAAAGACTAGGTTATAAAACTGTTGGCTTTAACACAGTCAAACACTTAAAGGATTAATTATGTGCGGTGGATTTGTAGAAGATATTGAAAAATCTGTTGTACAGCCAATAGGTCAAGGATTAGCTGATGTAGATAAATTTGTCGGCAATGAAATACCTGGTGGATGGGTAACTGTTGGCTTAACAGCAGCAGGTGCATACGCTTATACACAAGCAGCAAACGCAGCAGTAGCAGCAGGTGCAACTACAGCAGAGGCAGCAGCAGCAGGATCGGCAGCAGCAGCATCAGCCGAATCAGCAGCATTGTTAGATGCAGCAGCTTTAGCCGAAGGTGGAACTACAGCAGGCATGGGTGCAGCAGCAAATACAGGATTACCATTTGGCACAGAAACATTAGGTGGAACTGCTACAGGTGGTTCTTATGCTTATGATGTAGAGGCACAACCAGGCGGTTTTTATGGTGGCGGTGAAGCACCACAAGCAACCATTATTCCTGGCGAACTAGGCGATATTATTTTAGACGCTAGTGGCAATGTAGTTACATCATCTGGTTCTGACATACTTGCAGCACCAAGCAGTTTTAGTTTATCGCCTGGACAAGCCTTACAAGGACTCAGAGCAGCAAGTGGTTTACTAGGTGGTAGACAACAGCCACAGCAACCAATGCCACAAATGCAAATGGGTGGTAGAACACAGATGCCACAAGGCAATGTTGATTACTCTGGCATTTATAACTTATTAGCTCTACAAAGAGCAAGAAATCCAAATTCTCTACTAGGATAAATTATGGCAATTGATCTATCAGCATTATTCGGACAACAACCAGACTATTCTCAGTTTATTAGTCCTGCCGAAACACAACGGATGCAGTCTGGTGCTGGTCAGCAAGCCTTACTAAACGCTGCTATTGCCTTACTAGGTCAGTCTGGACAAACAAGACAGCCTATCAGCACAGGACAAATACTAGGTAGCGCGTTAGGCGCAGGTATGGAAGGCTATAACCAATCATTTGACCGCAGTCTTAAACAAATGGTAACTGGTATGCAGTTAGAGGAATATAAGCGTAAAAAACAAGCACAAGAGATGGCTAGAGGCGCGATTACGCAAACTCCCCAAGCTATTCCTATGGCTACAGGTCAAGGATCTCAATTAGAGATGCTATCTCGCCCTGAGTTTGGTGGGGATATGGCAGCAGCAGAAACAGTTGGTGCTTTAAGAGCAAACTTGCCAACAAAAACTTCTGTAGATCTTGATAAACTTATTCAAGCAATTGCTATAGAAAGCCCATTAGAGGCTGCTAAGTTAATGTCTAAAGAACCAAAAGAATCATTTAGACCTTTATCAACAGAAGAAAAGAAACAACTTGGATTACCAAAAGACCAATCATTCCAAATTAGTTCATCTGGAAAAATAGATCAAGTTAGCAAAGGCGAGTTAGTTAGAAACATTATTGGTGGAGAAGAAGGTGCGTTTGTTAAAAAATCTCAAGAAAAGTTAGCTGAAAATTATGTAACGATTGCAGATTCTGGCAGAACTGCTCGCAGATCATTAAGTGATATTACTAGACTTGAGTCATTGTTAGAAAAAACACCTACAGGATTTGGTGCTAGTGCAAAATTAGCTGCTGGAAATATAGGAATTGTAACCAAAGGTTTGTCTGAACTGCAAGCAGCCGAGGCTTTGATTAACAAATTAGTTCCACAACAAAGACCACCTGGCTCTGGAACAATGTCTGATGCAGATTTAGAGTTGTATAAAAAATCTGTTGTTAGAATTATTAATCAACCTGGTGCTAATAAGTTAATTATTGAATCTACTAAAGATATTAACAACTATATTGTTAAAGAAGCGGATATTGCTAATCAGGTTCTAAATGGTAAAATTAGTAGAGAAGAAGCTGATAGAAAATTTGCAGAATTAGGAAATCCAGTTCAAGACTTTTTTAATAAAAATCCATCAATTATTGGTGGGTCTCAATCAGCAAAAGGTGTTAAATTTTTAGGGTTTGAGCCAATTCCAACAGGAAAAAAATAAAATGCCAATAGCTAGATTTGAAATGCCTGATGGAAGAATCGGTAGATTTGAAGTACCAGAAGGCACTACACCAGAAGAAGCACAAAAGTTAATTCAACAATCTTTGCAAGAAACAGAGCCTACACAAAATCAAGAATTAACAGAAATTGGTAGGACAGGACAACTTCTTGCTAGAGGTGCTATTCCTGTAGCAACTGGTGCTGGTGTTGGTGCTATGGTAGGTGGTGCGCCTGGTGCATTAATTGGCTCTATGGCATTGCCTATGGCTGATTTAGCTGCATTAGGTAGCAAATACTTAGAAAATCTAATTAGACAAGCTCGTGGAGTTCCAGAAACAAAAGGGTTTTCTCCTAGTGGAGAAGTATCCAAGGCTTTGGCTAATATTGGACTACCAGAGCCTACATCTACAAGCGAAAGAGTTATAGAGGCTGTTGGGGGTGGTTTGGCTGGAGTTGGTACTCAACTACCTGTATTAGGTCGTTTAGCCACTACAGCCACTACAGAAGCTGGTAGAAGCCTTGCTGGTAAGATGGCTCAAGCACCTGTAGCACAGACATTAGTAGCAGCACCCGCAGCAGGCACAGCACAGTATGTTGGAGAAACTACAGAAAACCCATTATTAGGAATGGCAGCAGGTATGGCTGTTGGTGGTTTGGCTGGTATTCGACCAAGACAAGTAGAAAAAGCCCCATCAGCAGAGCAACTAAGAACTAGAGCAGATATTGCTTATCGCAATGCGGAAAAAGCTGGTGTAGTTGTTAGTCCTGAGTCTTTAAAAGCTAAAACACCTAAATTTGAAAGCGTTTTAAGGGAAGAAGGATATGACCCTGGACTTCACCCACAATTAAATGCTGTTTTAAGTAGATTGCAAACAGAAGTAGAAACACCCAAAACATTAAAAGAAATAGACACTCTTAGAAGAATCGTAAGGTCTCCTACTAAAACCTTTGACAATCCAGATCAACAACGAATTGCTTATCGTTTGTTAGATGAGTTTGATGATTATGTAAATAACTTGTCTGCTAAAGATTTGGCAGTAGAAGGTGGCAAAGTTAAAACAGCAACAAGAGAATTAACTAAAGCTAGAAACTTCTACAATAGATCAAAAAAGTCAGATGAAATTGCTGATATTTTTGAAAGAGCAGAGATTCGCGCTGGTGCAAACTTTACACAATCTGGTTTAGAAAATTCTCTTAGACAAGAAATGAAGTCTCTTGCTTTAAACAAAAAGCGTTTAGGGATGTTTTCTGATGCAGAACAAAATGCAATTAAAGCAGCAGCAAAAGGTGGAAGCATACAAAATGTTTTAAGAAACATTGGAAAATATGCAGCTACAAGCCCAATTCCTACAGGTGTAGGAGGTGGTTTAGGTGCTGGTATTGGAGCTATTCTTGGTGGTGTACCAGGAGCAGTCATTGGTGGTGCAGCAGTACCAGCAATAGGCGGTGCAGCTAGGGCTGGTGCAACAAGAATGGGCTTAAATAGGCTAGAAGAAATACAGAAGATGGTTTCTTTGGGTCGTATGCCAGAAATACAGGCAAGAACTCGTTTAGTACCTATTACAGGTTTAAGAGGCTTACTAGCATCTCCTGTAGATCAGCAATTTGAAGAACAACAGTAAGGAAAATCATGGCATATACAAAATATTCTCTAACCCCTGCTAATAACAATTCTGCACCTCCAGATGGTGCGCCAGAGGGAATGTTGCCATCAGCAGTAAACGATACTATGCGCGATATGATGGCGCAGATTAGAGACTGCGGAGATGGTATTCGAGATGGTACATATACCATGACTGCTGCCAAGATCACAGGTGGCTCTATTACAGGTATTACTTTTAGTTCTATTGTAGTTACAGGTGGAACTATTACAGGCATTACAGACTTAGCAGTAGCAGATGGCGGTACAGGGGCATCTACAGCAGCTAATGCAAGAACAAACCTTAGTGCTGCTGGTAGTGGTGCTAACTCAGACATTACTTCTATAACTGGTCTAACAACACCTTTAACAGTTGCTCAAGGCGGTACGGGTGCTGCTACTCTTACTGCTAACAACGTCATCCTTGGTAATGGAACATCAGCACCATCTTTTGTAGCTCCCAGTACAAATGGTAATGTATTAACATCCAACGGCACTACTTGGACTTCTGCTGCTGCTGCCTCTGGTAGTCCTATAGTATTTCTTGCCACTACTACTACTTCAACTTCCGTCTCATCAGTAGATTTTTCTGGATTTGATGGTTCTACTTATATTGCTTATATGATTCAAATTCAAGGAGTAAGACCAGCAAGTGATAATGGTCAGCTTAGGATGCAACTTCGTAATAGTAGTGGAACTATTACTGCTACCGATTATCACAATGGTTTGAACACTACTCGTTCTGATTCTGGTTTTGTTTTTGCAGCGTCTAGCGGTGTAAACTATTTTAATATAACTAGTGCAAATGTTCGTAGTTCTACAGCAGGTGGATGCCAAGGCATTATTTTTATATCTCAATCAGCAAACGCAACACCCTCTTTTAATTCTATGATTAGTTGGTTTGCACCACCTGACAATGTATCTTTTCAATCTATTGCAGGTGGAGCTATGAATGCCACACAAACTGGGGTTGTTATTACAGGATTTAATTTTTTATACGCTAGTGGCAATATTACCTCTAGTAGCAAATTTACTGTTTACGGACTTAAAGCATCTTAAGGAATAACTATGTCAAACGAAACTATGTACAAAATAATTAATGGTGAACTTGTTGAAGTATCTGATGCTGATAAAGCAAAAATCATAGCCGAAAGAGAAGTGGCTATAGCCGCTAGAAATTACTATGCTACTAAAAGAATCGCAGAATACCCACCAATTGCCGATTACCTTGATGGTGTTGTAAAAGGCGATCAAGCACAGATTAATAAATACATTGCAGATTGCCTAGCTGTTAAAGCTAAGTATCCTAAACCATAATAAAAAAAGTAATTAAAATTATTTACTATTGATTTAGAAAGAAAATAGGATTGAAATGACAACAATAGATAAAAACGAGGCAGCCTTATCAGCCCATGAAGCTGTGTGTGCTGAACGCTATACAGGTATTAATGCCAGGTTAAAGCGATTAGAACAAATACTAATAGGTTCTGCTGCTTTTATCATTGCTATCCTACTTTCTCTTGTCTTAAAGTTAAATTAAGCCTATGAACTATGTCCGATCCTTTTGGAATTATAGATGGTGCTAAAACTGTTACCAAGACTCTTAACGAGTCGGTAAAGGCAAGCGAAGAACTTAGTAAAGCAATTGATGGTGTTTTAGCAGTAGCGAATAAAACAGCAAAAGAAAGGGCTGATTCAAGAAAGAAGTCAAGGGTTGTTAATCCTGATACCACTACCATTATTGATGCGGTAGATGAGTTTCAAAGGATGATGTTAGCCAAGGAGTCCGAAGAAAAAATAAAGCACGAAATATCCAAGAAGTATGGCTCTCAGGCTTGGGATGAAATACAAGGTATTAAGGCTAGAAAACAATGGGAAGAACGGCAAGATAAATACTTAGAACAACACGATAGAAGAATAATTAAAAGCATTATGGCTCTTTGCTATATGTTTGCAACTTGGGTGGCTTACGAATGTACATGGGGTCAATGGAAATGAAAGACGATTTTAATGTGTTCATGTGGGCTTGGGTTGTCGGAACTTGTTGGATAGTTTTTGCTTTTTATTTATATTGGAACTTTTAAATGATTACTCTATTCACTACTCTTGTTTCATTCCTGACAGGCGGTTTACCTAGTCTATTAGGATTCTTCCAAGACAAGTCCGATAAGAAACACGAACTAGAACTTGCAAGACTCCAGACTGAGAGAGAGCTAGAGTTACTAGAAAAAGGCTACGCTGCACAAGCCCATGTAGAAGAAATAAGAACGCAACAAGTAGAAATGCAGACACAGGTACAAGAAAGACAATCTTTGTATGCACACGATATAGAGATTAGCAAAGGTGCTGCACAATGGGTTATTAACTCTAGGGCGATGGTTAGACCAGCAATCACCTATGGTCTATTCTTAATGTTTGCCTTTGTAGAGGTATTTGGATTCTGGTTTGCGTTTCATAAAGATGTACCATTTGATGTAGCTCTTAATCTTTTGTGGGATGACGAGACTCAAATTATTTGGGCATCGGTTGTTTCCTTTTGGTTCGGAACTCAGGCTTTCTCCCGAAAATAATGCTAGACAAAAAAGTATTAGACATGATTGTGCATCACGAGGGTTGCAAGTTGCGACCTTACCAATGCCCTGCATTACTTTGGACTGTTGGTGTAGGTCATGTTATAGACCCTAATCATGCTAAAGTGTTACTCGCAGAACGAAAGGCTCTACCTATCCCTAGCGGATGGGATAGAGTCTTAACGATGGGGGAAGTAGATGAAATTCTTGCTAAAGATTTGGCGCGGTTTGAAAGCGGAGTTCAACGATTATGTCCTGGTGGGCTTACTTCTGGTCGGTTTGGCGCACTTGTGTCTTTCGCCTTCAATGTTGGACTCGGTAATCTCCAAAATTCTACCCTTCGGATGAAACACAATCGGGGTGAGTTTGATGGTGCTGCCGAAGAGTTCCTAAAATGGAACAAGGCAGGCGGTAAGGAATTAAAAGGACTTACTACTAGACGAAAAGACGAGAGGGCTTTGTACCTCTCACAGAATCTTTCCGTACTTGAATAAAGTATTCTTATTTACTAAAAATGCCTTCTTGGGTCTGGTATCTCCATTCCCAACAAACTCTACATACTGTAGCCTGCTTTCAAATATACATTTAAAGATGTTTTTGACAGGCATGATGACAAACATCTCTCCATCGTAAAAAACCCAGTAATCAGCTTGGGTAGCCATCAATCCAGAGTTCTTACCATACATCTCAATCTCTACAACGATATTGCCTGTGCTTTGGCTCATCGGGTCAAACTTAACCTCTACTGCTTTATCTATTTCTGGTATCCATATATCGTAACCCTTAAAAGCGTTTACAAGGGTCGCACAAGGGTATTTCTTGCGTAGGATAGCCAAGACCCTTTCCTCTATCTCCAAACCCCTCTGTAAATCTGTTTGAAAGGTCATTAAGCCACCCTGATCGGAAGGGGGATGGCACTCCTTGAAAGGGTGTGGCATTGCGCCACAAATGCCGATCTCATCGGTAAATCATTTAGAAAGCAAAATCATCGTCTTTAATCTTGGGCATCTCATCATCCCCCTTGGGAGTAAAGCCTTTGTGTTTCGGGTCTCCAATACGACCTGATATAAACTTGCCATTCTTGCCTTCTTTAGTCCAGGCATCAAACCAATGCTCTACTCCGTTAATCTTAATTGACCCCTTAAAATCAGGGTGTTTCTCTGTGAGCTTTTTGTCATTCTTAAATA